GTAATTTGAGGATTACCAGTTAAATAAACATCCTGAGCACCATAAGCAACTAATTGAAGAAGACCACCACCCATTTACGCTATATTCTTTATACTATTAGAGGAGAAAAAAAAAAGAAACATTATAGCAATTTAACAACATATATAAATAATATAATTTAATTTGAATAAGCAAGGCCGCCCATACCCGAAAGTATGCGAAGAACGTTGTAATTTACAGCATATACATGAAGATTTTTCGAGCCAGTCATACTCGAGGTAACATCTAAATTGAGAACAGCGGTATCAATACGAGACATGTTAAGAGTGCCACTTGGTTGATGTTCTTCAGGTTTTAGAGCGAATGAATAAACGTTAATACCCGAATTTGAAGGTATATTTTCGTGGTGCTGAAACGGTTGTATTAAATTAAAATAAGAGCCAGGTCTTGCGGAGAAACGGTCATTTCCATTTAATACGAGTTTAGCAGTTTTTATAGGATTGGTAGAAGTTATTGCACTTGTCTCTTTGAATAATTCCGAATTACCTGCGTCATATCCATTAACACCTGTTGAATAGTTAACCCAGTTATTATTAATAGTTGCTTTAGTGGCTGAGTGGCTTGAAGCACAGAACCATACTAATTCTTTGCAGGGGTGATTGAAAGAAAGTTTAGGTTTTATGCTAGTAGCAGAATCATTAATACTTTCAGTTCCAGTAAATTGTAATTGTTCTATTAAATATTCGTGGGATAATTGAGCGAATCTTCGGCGTTCATCGGTATCTAAGAATATGTAATCAACCCACAAAGTAGTTGAAGTTAAATCGAGAAGTTCACCTGTATTACCGAGGCAATTATCTTTAGTTTCAAATAAAATGTTTATTTTTACTTCATGATATTGTAAGGCGATTAAAGGGAGAGCAAGACCAACATTACGGCAGAACCAGAACTCCAAAGGGATATATAGATTAGCATTAGTTAAAGACTTTAGTTTATCATTGGCACCAACCATTTTTTTGTAGGCATCTTTCTTTGAAACGGGTAAAGAAAGTTCATTCCATACATACATCCAATGAGAATAATGTTTATCTATTTTTTGACCACCTATTTCAATTTCTACATAATTTATTAAACGAAGACCAAAATAAGGACATACATTAATTCCAGATGAATAATTAACAACCGCTAAATATACACGATGTATTAAATCGCCATTTCTTGATATTTGGCAAGTTACGCGATTGCCAAAATTGGGAGTTCCGTTAAAAGTTTGTTGAATGGCTTCAATAGCGAAGTTAGTATGACGACGATAAACTACTTTGAAAAAGGTAATTTGAGGATTACCAGTTAAATAAACATCCTGAGCACCATAAGCAACTAATTGAAGAAGACCACCACCCATTTACGCTATATTCTTTATACTATTAGAGGAGAAAAAAAAAAGGGAAATATATAACACAAATTATTATAATTATTATTTTTTTAATTGGAATAAGCAAGGCCACCCATTCCAGATAATATACGTAGAACATTGTAATTCACAGCATATATATTAATACCTTCGTATTTCAAACTGTTGGCTTCTGGTACAGTAGTGACCATCAAAGTTGCGGTATCAATGCGGGACATATTTAGAGTGCCACTCGGTTGATGATCTTCGGGTTTTAGTGCGAATGAATATACATTGATAGAATTAAATATGGGGGCGTTAGTGTGATGTTGGAAAGGTTGAACGTGATTGAAATAATCACCTTCTCTTACGGCAAAACGGTCATTGCCATTTAATTGAAGTATAGCATTTTTGAAAGGATTTTTATATAGAGGAGGATTAACATCTGAAATAACTAAATAGTTAGAAGTATATTGACCGCCGAATTTAGAAGAACCGTCTACTGCTAAAGATGAAGCAGTTGAGGTATCCGCTTCATCGGCATAGTTATAATCGTACCATCTGGTATTATTGGTAGTGCGAACAGGTTTTGCTACCCATATTAATTCTTTACAAGGATGGTTGAAATTTAGTTTGATGCGGTTAGTGCCGGCTACAAGAGTTTCAGAACCAGTAAATTGTAATTGTTCAATTAAGTATTCGTGAGATAATTGAGCGAATCTTCGGCGTTCATCAGTATCCAAGAATATATAATCTGCCCATAAAGATATATTTTTAACTTCGTCAAAATCGGCAATATGAGATACACATTTCTCTTTAGTTTCAAAATCTATTTTAACTTTTACTTCGTGATATTGGAGTGCGATTAAAGGTAGAGCGAGACCTACATTGCGGCAAAACCAGAATTCAAAAGGAATATATAAAGTAGTGCTATCGGTACTGTAATTTAATATATCTTTATCAGCACCAACCATAGTATCATATGCATAACGTTTGCCTATAGGAAGAGATAATTCATTCCAAATGTAAAGCCAATCAGAATAATGCTTATCTATTTGTTGACCACCAATTTCTATTACGACCGACTTAATTAAACGCAGACCCAGATAATTTTGATAGGTACTTCCATCGGTAGTGGCACCCGATTTTCTTTTAGGGACATCAACTTGTAAATACATGCGATTTATTAAATCACCATTACGGGATATTTGACAGGTAACAGTATTTCCGTATCCAGCATTACCGTTAAAAGTTTGTTGAATGGCTTCAATAGCGAAGTTAGTATGACGACGATAAACTACTTTGAAAAAGGTAATTTGAGGATTACCAGTTAAATAAACATCCTGAGCACCATAAGCAACTAATTGAAGAAGACCACCACCCATTTACGCTATATTCTTTATACTATTAGAGGAGAAAAAAATATAGATTATATGACACAAAAATAAATTTTATTATATAAACCTTTATATTTATAATTCAAATATAATGATGTTTAAAGAGAAGTCATCTAAAAAAAAAATAACGACAGATATAAATGAAACAGTTACATTGGATGCAATGCATAATAATATGATAAAGGATTTTGAAAGGAGCGATAAGGAAAAAATATATTATATTAAAAAATTAAATTATTGCGAAGAAAAGAAAAGCGAGATATTAAGGCAAATTAATAGTACAACTAATAAAGAAATTAATAGTAAATTATGGTTTAGTAATATAGAGTTAAATGAAGAAATTATAGATATTAAAGGAAAATTAAATGAACTTAATAATTTAGATGAAATAGAATATTATAAACATACAAGTGATATATTATTTCAATATTATGATACTGTAAATAAACAATCAGATATTAACCAAAATATTAATTTTATTAAGGAAACATGTAATAAACCAAAAACATATAAAAAAGATTCCAAAAAAAAACGTAATAATAATATTAATTATAATACTAAAAATGTCTTAGAGGCTCTCAATAATATAGATAGTAAAAATACATTGATAGAAAATAAATCTATTATTAGCGATAAATGCGAAATTAATGAGAACGAAAAAAGCGATAGTGACAATGATAATAATAGCAAAATATGCGATAAAAGTACGTTAGTTGATAAATATATGGCTATAATTAATAATAGATATGTAAGAACTGTTGAAGAGGAAAATATAGAAATATGTAAAATATGTAAAAATAATATGACATGTCTTCAGTATGATGCTATAATAGTGTGTAATATATGCGGATATCAAGAATTATTATTAGTAGAACAAAATAGACCAATATTAAAACAGAATACTAAGGATACATCACATTTTTGCTATAAGAGAATTAATCATTTTAGAGAATGGTGTAATCAGGTTCAGGGAAAAGAAAGTACTGATATACCAGATGATATATTCGAAAAAATTCTAACGGAAATTAAGAAAGAAAAAATTACAGATTTGAAAAAAATAACTTACTTAAAAATGAGGGATATTCTTAAAAGATTAAGAATTAATAAATATTATGAACATATTAATTATATTATAAATAGAATTAATGGAATACCTACACCACAATTTAGTCCCGAATTAGAAGATAAACTGTGTAATATGTTTAGAAGTATTCAAGCGCCATTTCTTAAACATTGTCCAAAAGATAGAAAGAATTTCTTATCATATAGTTATGTACTTTATAAATTCTTTCAAATACTCGGATTAAACGAATATCTCAAATATTTTCCTTTATTAAAAAGTAGAGAAAAACTTTATATTCAAGACCAAATATGGAAAAAAATATGTATTGATTTGAATTATGAAATTATACCATCACTTTAATAATATAAATCTTAATATGAAATATGTGTATTTTATCGATTACTCGCTCTACTTATGCGTTATTTCAATTGGATAAGAAAAGATTATTTGGAATAGCAAAACAAATCTATATCTATTTTCTAAACTTTTTGGTTTATCTAGAATCCCTTAAGAGACCGCTCTATAACTGCTTATAATTTACACCAAAAATCTTAAAAATCCTATTTTGAAATTTGAGTACATAACTTTTTATTTTCTAATATTTCAAAAGTTTTCTAGAAATTTTTAAATAAATTAAGTTATGTACTCAAATTCTAAAATCAAAAATTAAAGATTATTTGTTTTTTTTTATAATTCCTTACGAAGGCGCTCGTCCACAATACAACCCTTTATAATCCTGAGCAAAAATAATAATCCTATATACCCTACGGTATATTACCATAAATAAATTTTATCACAGATAAAAAATGATATATTTTCACTTATAAAAAATTAAAATATGCCTGCAAAGTATATAACATACGAAGAACTCTTTATAATTAATAAAGCAATTCTCTTATCATATGTTATATTATATTCATTATGTATAATAATATTTTATATTCCAATGGAAATTACTTTGTAATAATTCAATAAAAAAGAAATTATATAACTTATAACAACATAAAATCATTAGAATTATTTAATCCTATTTTGTTACCATTTTGATAAATAGAAAACCTATTTGATAATAAATCTAATAGATATAATATTAGAACTATTAATATAGTTAGAGTTAGTAATTTTGCGACATCAAAACGATTATTTTGTATTAATAATGCTATAAAAGCAATTATAAGACCTTGTATAAAATATTTTATAAAACTATATAATAATATGTTAGAATCATCGTATTTTTTAACTGACATTTATTATTATAAAATATTTTAAAATAAATATATATAAGATTTTAAATATATATTTATAATATAAGGTAAGAATATAACAATGTCGGTAGTAGATAATACGTTGGTATCTACAAAAGAAGTTGATTATTTGGATGAAGATAAACCTATTAGAGGTCAAAATTTTGTTCTGCTATCTTTTATTAGCCCTGAGGATGTTATCGTAAACAAGGAAGCCTATATTTTTAATAAATTTATACACAAATTTTCTGATGATATGAAAAAACTCCTTGATGGTATCAAAGAGAAAAATCCTGAACAAAAAGATATGATAAATACAATTGTTGAAAATCATTCATATATATTTGAACCAAAAGAGATGAATGAACAATATGCTTTTTATAAATCTGTAAATAATGATGAATTGGAATCAAATTATCACAAAGATAACAATTTTATAACATCTATGCGTGGAATTAAAGTACGTGGAACTTTTGATACTATCGAGGAAGCAAAAACGCGTAGTGAATTTTTGAAAAAAATAGATAATAAGTTTAATATTTATATTGCACAAGTTGGATGTTGGTGTCCTTGGTCGCCTAATCCAGAATGTCTTGATAATCAAGAATATTCTGAAACGCAACTTAATACGCTAATGAAAGAATATAAGAACAATATGGATAATCGCGATATTGTTTTTGAGAATAGAAAGCAAACATTTGCTTCAAACGCAGCACCTGTTGGTGATAACGTAGGTGATAACGTTGGTGATAACGTAGGTGATAACGTCGAGGCAAGTAATGAGAATGATGATATTGTAAAATTGGAGGAAGTTAAAGAGGAACTTGAGAAGGTTGATGTATGGAGTGAAAGAAATACATAAAAATAAACTATATTATAATATTAAGAAATGAAAGCAATTGCAATATTTTTACTTTTTATAGGTACTATATTAATAGTTCAAGGATATTACAGTAAGAAAAATACTTGTGATAAGGAAAAAATAATTGTTAAATATATACCAAGAAGTACATACGAAGAACAAATGAAACCAGATGAGAGTCTTCAAACGTTTTACAAGGGAATGTTTGAAGATATTATATTACCTTAATTATTTTTATCCTCAATATAATTAAATGGATATATTAAGAAATATTGAAAAAAAAATATTAAATATTGCTAATAATAATACAAATGATGTTAATAGTTTAAAAAAAGATATTAAAGAATATCTTGATAATTTTGATAAACAACAAGATATAAATAATCAAAAGAAGAATAAATATGAAGAACTATATGAAAATAAAAGAATGTTAGCACATATAAGTTACGAAAACTACTTATCTATAAAAGAAGATTTAATGAAAGAAATTAAAAAAGATAAAACTAAAGGGGCTATACGCAAATATCTAGAATATAAATATGAAGCATCTGATATTCCAGAAATTTATACATATCAAAAAATATCTCTTAAAAATGATATTGTCGATAAAATTGTAAAACCAACGCCTCCGAAAGAACCTAAAAAACTACCTAAACTTCAAAAAGATACTAAAGCATGTAAAGACGATGAAGAAATTAATCCTAAAACAGGAAAATGTGTTAAAAAATGTAAAGAAGATGAAATAAGAAATTTAGAAACAGGAAGATGTAATAAAATTAAACCACCTAAAGCACTTAAACCACCTAAAGCACTTAAACCACCTAAAGCACTTAAAACACCTAAAATACCTACTATTAAGAAGTAATATACAATGCATCACCCCATCCTTTATCTGTCATAATTGTTATAATACGCCTAAAATTATAGCCTCCTAAAAATTCATCTAATTCTTTTATGCTAGCACAATTTTTATATAATTCTATTTCGTGTATTTTACAATATATTATATTTACATATTTCAAATAATTTATAGCACCTTTTAGCGCTAATAGTTCAGCACCTTGAATAGCAATATTTAAGAAATTATATTCTTCCCTATTTATATTATGTAAATGTAAAAAAGTATCAATAGTAATACTTTTAGATTTTATTTCATTTATATATGATATCTTCGGATAAACTTCTTTATGAATATACATATCTAAAATAGACGAAGATGATGTATCATTTGCTCTATATAATATTATATCACAATCATCCTTATCTAATATTATATAATTATATATTTTGTTATCTTTTGACAAAGAAACTAAATCGCTATTTCCTTCTATCCATATTATATCATTATGAGATAATCCTAGTTTAATATATATTGGCAATTCTTCGCATTTATGAGCACCTATATGAATACACTTCCTTATTTTTATATTATTAGTTGTAAGCAATTCAATTAAATAATTAGGATTTAGCAACATTATAATATATATAATATAATTATGTTGCGTAATTATATTCAATATCTAAATATAATATAATATTAGATTATTACGGTATAATGACTAATAGTAGCGAACATAATGATATAAATGATCCTATCGTACAAGATGTTCTAAATGAGTTCAGAGATGAAATATTAATATCTAAAAATAATAAAGAAATGAATGTAAATTTACAACCACCTATAATACATGAGATGCCAAGTATAGGAATACCTAATTCACCCAATAACCCATCATATTCTAATCAATCTAATCAATCTCATCAATCTAATCAATCTCATCAATCTCATCAACAAACTTATAATCAATCTCCGAATCAATATTATCCTTCTCAGTCACAATCGTCATATCCACCAAATCCGTCGCAAAATCCATATTCACAACATTTTAATCAACATAATAAAAACGATTATATGTTATATATAGATGTCGAATTGATTAAAAAGAATCTAATAATAGTCATTATAGTATTCTTAATTTATTTTAGTGGAATAATAAATAATATATATGATAAAATACCCGAATATTTACAAGAAAATATTTTACCACTTGATATATATATAAAAACATTATCATTATATATGATACTATATATCATATCATACATAGGATATATATAATTTAATAATTATATGAATTTTGAACATTTTGAACGTTTGATGCTCCTTTTGACGGAGAAACTACAAAATATTTGTACGTAAAATAAACACCTATGAAAAAAGTCAAAAAGATAGAAAATATGGTAGTTCCAAATATTATACTATAACTTGTAGAATCATATATTTGTTTATTCATAACAACTATTGAAATTATCATTACATTATATATAATTATTATTAAAGAATAAATTGCTATAAATATATTAGTATTTGTATTATATCCCCATAGTAATGATAATATAGTTATAATACTAGCAATCGAATAACCAAATATTATAAACACATTTTTTACAATATCATCGTTTTCACTTTGTGAAACAAATGCTTCTTTCATTTTTATTTATATCTAATAATTATTAAGATTATTTATTACAATTTTTATAAAATTTTTTAACATCTATATTAGTTCTAAAAGAATCTTTATCAATATCAATAATTTTAATAGAACTCAATTTTTTAGCACGCGACAATGCGGTATATGATTGACCGCAAG